TCAATATCGAAATAGATCCACTTTACTGCGGAGTGATCCTCGACCGATGGCAGAAGTTCACAGGCAAGAAGGCGCACCGTGAAGATGGGATCGCTTGGGATGAGATCAAGGGGGAATAAATGCCGACTGGAGCACCCACAAAGTACAAGAAAGAATTGTGCCAAAAAGTAAAAGAGCTGATGAGACAGGGATACTCTGTTACGCAGGTCGCATCGAAGCTCGAAGTGCATCGGGATACTCTTTACGAATGGGCAAAAGTTCATAGTGATTTTTCCGACGCCTTAAAAATTGGAAAGATGCACCTCGAACACTGGTACACAGAACTGTTTCGAGAAATGGCCGTAGGAAAGCGCAAGGGCAATCCTGTGGCAGCAATATGGCTTACGAAAAATGTTCTTGGATGGTCTGACAAGTTTCAGCTTCACGAATCAAACGATATTGAGTTCGAGACAGAAGCAGATGAATGAAGATCAAATTCAAGCCGGTCGGCGCACAACGTGAATTCTTCCATGACGATCTGACTCAGATCCTGCACCTGTCGGCAGGGTTCGGATTCGGAAAGACGACGATCCTGCTATACAAGCTCCTTAAGCTCTCGCGCCTTAACTTCCCGTTTCACGGCGGTCTGGTCGTTCCTACGTTCACAGACTTCAAGCGTGACGTGATGCCTGCGTTCGAGACGATTTTTAACAAGCACAGGATCAGAGCGCGCTTCCACGGTTCTGATCACTACTATCAGTTCCCGTGGAGCCCGGGCCGCCTGTACGTCGCAACAGCAGAGCGAAAACTGCGCGGGCCGAACTGGGCATATGCAGGGATCAATGAGCTGACTCTGATTCCGTTCATCCGCTTTCAGGAAGTGATCGGTCGTGTGCGAGTAAAGGGAGCCCGAGCGCCTCAGATCGTGTCAAGCGGGACGCCTGAAGGGATCGCGAGCGAATACTACACAGCGTTTGTAGAATCGCCTGTGAGCGGTTCAAAGATCCTTTACGGGGATACCAGAGAGAACGCCGAGAACCTCGACCCAGGCTACGTCGAGCGCGTTCTTGCAAGCTATCCCCAGGCACTGGCTGACGCATACATCAGGGGCTTGTGGGTAAACCTCGCCGGCAATCGCTTCTACTTCTCCTACGATCCGAAAGCGAACGACGCGCGCACTCTTCCCGATCCGACCCTTCCGTACCTGATCGCGATGGACTTTAACGTCGATCCGTTCTGCGCGTCAGTGTGGCAGCTCTGGGGCGACCGCTTCGTCGGATTCGATGAGATCGTGCTCGAAGGTGGGGCAGGGTACAAAACCGAAAACATGATCACCGCCCTTCGTCAACGGGGGTACGACCACAAGAACTCTGTCGTCTGTCCTGATCCGGCAGGCAAGAACAGGAACACGTCAGGTCGCACTGACGTCGAGATCCTTCAGGGTGCTGGATACGAAGTCAAAGTCAAGGCATCAGCTCCACGATTCCGAGAACGCCAGATCAACATGAACAAGCTGTTTGAGCAGAAGCGCATCGTCGTAAATCCTGAGACTCAGCCAAAGACGAAAAAGGATTTCATGGCGGTCGAGATCGACCCGATCACCCTCGAGAAGATCAAAAAGAACCCAAAGCTCACCCATCTTTCGGATGGCATCGATTACATGGTGGACATTTATGCTCCATTTAATGACCATAGAACGCAGAACACGGTCTCTAGAATTCGCTGATCGCTTGTGCGAACCTATCAACAGAGGGAACAGATGGCAGAGGGTAAAAAATACAAGAAGGTCGTGACGAATCCCGAGACCGGCAAAAAGAACGTCGTCAGGTACGGGGCGAAGGGCTATCGCATCGCGCCCGGCACTGAGCGCGGCGACTCCTACTGTGCTCGATCCTTCGGTCAGATGAAGATGCACCCAGAAGCTGCAAAGAATCCAAACAGCCCACTCAGACTCAGCCGCGCGAAATGGAACTGCGTCGGAAAGAAATCGGTGAAGAAATGAGACTCCAGAAGCAACAGGACATTCTGAAAATTGAAGTACGACGCGCGATCATTGAAGAGATCAAGGGCGCCGAGAACCAAACGCGGAAGCACGAAGCCTACAAGCGCTATCTTTGCTATAAGGATAAAACTAAGGATTTTGTAGTGGAGCAGCTACTGCGCCAGTTCGATCAAAGCACTGTGGAGGAAATGCAGTATTGCGTCTCCAACATCTCTTTCGTTCGAAAGATCATCGACAAGCTGGCACGCGTTTACAATAACGGCGTGCAGCGCGAGATCGTCGGCAATCCTTCAGCAGAAGAGAACCTGCACGTTCTCGAAAAGGAGCTAGACTTCAACAGCTCAATCCGTCTCGGGAATAAGTTCCTGAAGCTCCAGAAGAACCTCGCTTTCTATGTGAAGCCTTGCCCAGTCTCGATGCAAGACGGATCTCAGAAGTACACGATCAAGCTCGATCCGATGAACCCGTACTTGTACGATGTGATCGAGGATTATTACGACCGAACGAAGCCGATGGCCTATATCTTGAGCGACTTCGACTACGCGCCGACCTTGTACACCACGAAAGATCCCGCCTACGCCGGACGCGCGGAGAGCGAGATCAAGGGAGTCAATCCTCAGACGAACCGGAAAGACGACATCATCGCGGACGATCCGGACGACGCGAAAACAAAAACATTCATCTGGTGGACAGACGCCTATCACTTCACTACCGATCAGACGGGCGAGATCATCAGCGGGCCAGAGATCGAGAACCCGATCGGGGAACTGCCATTTCAGAACTTCGCGATAGACCAGGACGGGCAATTCTGGGCACGAGGTGGGGCCGATCTGATCGACGGATCAATTCTTCTTAACTCGATCCTGACTCATAATCAGCACGTCGCAGTTACTCAGGGCTATGGGCAGTTCTATATGCGCGGGAAGAACCTTCCGCGGAACATTAAGATCGGGCCTAGCAAGGCGATTCTGATGGAATACCACGAAGGCGAGCCTACGCCTGATCTCGGATTCGCGACAGCGAGTCCGCAGATCGACGCGCTTCGTGGCCTAGTCGAGTCCTACATTGCGCTCCTGCTAACGACGAACAATCTCAGCACCTCGAGCGTGTCATCCAGCCTCAGCGGTAGCACCTCTGCTCCGTCTGGAATTGCGATGGTACTCGACAAAGCCGAGAGCATGGAAGACGTGAACGATCAACGGCAAATCTTCATCGACAACGAGCCTGGAATCTGGCGAAAGATCAACAAATGGCTTTCGGTCTATGGTGATTCTCTTGTGGACGGAATCCGTGGCGTAAGTCTTCCAGAAGATTTTGAGGAAAACTTTGTTCTTACCTTCAACGAAGCGCCTGTGATCCTGAGCGAATCCGAAAAGCTCGCAAATCTTAAGGTAAGAAAAGAACTCGGAATCGACTCGATGGTCGATCTGATCATGAAAGACAACCCTGGCTTTTCGGTCGAGCAGGCCGAAGAAAAGCTGAAGCGGATCCTCGAAGCCGAGATGATCAGTGTTGCGTCGAATCTTCCACAGGAACAGCCGCCCGCCCCACCGGCACCAGAAGCGCCTGCGACCATTCAGGTGATCGAATCCGAAGATGAAAAAGATTCCATGGAAGAGATGATGGAGCCTGAAGAGATTAAAGAGCTCGAGGACGAGATTCTGGGAGAATATGAAGACAGTCAAAACGGAAGCAACGGGGAATAAGACCGCTTCGATCATCGACCTGTCCGATGAACTGGACGGGCTGACCAAGGCACAGAAGCGCGAACTGGTAGACCAGATCGGCGAGCTTCTTGTTGAGCAAGTGCTTTCCTATGTTGCCGATGTTTCGACTCCTATCAGTGGCGCAGGATTCAAAAGAACTCTATCGCCAGAGTACAAGAAGCGGAAGCTCGATGAAGTAGGATCGGGCGAGCCGAATCTTGACCTGACTGGCGAGATGCTGAATTCGCTCACCTACAAGGTGCAAGGCGAGAAGATCGAGCTTGGTGTATTCGGGGAAGACGCGCCGAAAGCTGACGGGCACAATAACTTTTCAGGAAAGAGCAGTCTTCCACAGCGCCGATTCCTCCCGGGCGAAGGGCAGGAGTTCAAAAGCGACATCAAGCGACTGGTCAAGGAAACGGTAGAATCCTACAAGGCCGACAACGTGCGGGTGACGAAGGAAGATCTGAAAGAGATTGAGAGCAAAAAAGACCTGTATGATTACCTGAAAGAGCAGATCGGCGATCTTTCACGGCCAAGGCTTCGCGAGCTAGTGCTTCAGTCGGAGCTGGCGGCGGAGCTAGACGACGCCGACCTTCTGGATCTCCTATGAAGAAATTCGAGACAAAAAACATCAGCATCCAGTGGAAGTTCAAGCTGAACGAACAGCTGAAGGAAGACTTCTCGAATCGCCAGTGGGCAGAACTTGCCCAGAAGGTGGTCGACACCCAGATCAAGCGCCTGCTCGATAAAGGCCTGTCACCCGTCGCGGGCTTTCGGATGTTTCAGAAGTATAAGAATCCAGAGAAGTACCCAGGCGACCTAAAGAGCCAGAACAAGCCAAACCTTCACCTGTCTGGATCGATGCTGTCGAATTACCAGGCACGCGAAGGCCGCGATCCGCTGACGATCGACATGGGGATCTTCGCGGATGCGCCAGAGATCGACCGGATCAAGGCCAAGGCGAACAACGAAGGCACCGAGACCGCCCAGAGCAGGGGCGCGCGGAACTATCTCAAGGTCTTAAAAGAGAACGCACCCGCCGCCATGAATTCTGCCCAGAAGCGCGACATGAGACGGAAAAAAGAATTCCTTCGCTCGAGATTCCAAGGAATCGTCGCGAGAAGGTTCATCCCGATCAAGAACGAGACCTATACCCGACAGATTTTGCTAGAACTAAGGAAGGCCTTCTCGTACTGTTTAAAGCAGGCACTACAAAAAGGGAGAACGAGTAAATGACTGATTTACCAGAACAGAACCAAGCCGCACCCGCGCCAGAAGCACAGGCGCCTGAACAGACTTTCACGAAATCTGAAGTTCAGAAGATCCTCGAGGAAGCAAAAGCCTACAAGGTGAAGGTGCAAGAGTACGAAGCGAAGATGAAGCAGAAGGAAGTGGAAGAACTCACTGCGAATCAGCGCTGGAAGGAACTAGCAGAACTTAAAGAACGCGAAGCGATGGAAGTGAAAGAGAAGGCCGAGAAGCTGAAGGCCGCGATCGTTCACAAGGAAAAGATGTCGGCGCTCAAAGAAGCAGCGCTCGCCGCAGGGATTCGCAAGGAATCATTGCCCGATCTTCGCTTGATTGACTTTCCTGAAGTAGCACTTCAGAATGGAAACGAAGGGGAATTCTCCGTCAGTGGCGCCGACAAGGCGATACAACGGCTGAAGGCGCTGAGACCTCACTGGTTCTCGAGCTCGATTCCGACGGTGAACTCTTCAAGCCCCGTGGTAACTGGCGACGGTGGAATCACGTTCGATGACGTGAAAAAGGCGCAAGCCGAATACAACAAAAACCCGTCGGCGCTAAACGCTGACAAATACAAAAACGCCCTGATTCAATTCAAGAAGCAGGCGAAATAGGAGCTGATCAATGGCAGATCAAATTGAAAGAGCCAGTACCGAACTGTCAGTGTTGGTGCCGGAAATTTGGAGCGCGAAGTACTACGACGTTCTCCTCGCCGCGCTTCCGATGGCTGATACCATCTCGAAAGATTACCAGGGCGATATCGCAAACCTTGGTGACACCGTTAACGTGAGCCAATTCCCTGAATTCGGCGATGCAGTAGAACTCGCTGAAGATCAGCGGAACGATGCTTCTTCGATCACTGTTTCCCAGATTCAGCTGATCATCAACAAGCGTATCGCTCAAGACTTCATCATCACGAACCTCGCGATGATGCAATCGCTTCCTGCGATGGAAAAACTGCAAGAGCTTGCGATCTACTCGATCATGAAGAAGATTCAGGCGCTGATCATCTCTTTGATCGTTCCTTCTCCTGCGGCACCGGATCACACCCTTGCCTACGGAACTGGAACCACCCTCGCACTTGCTGATATCCTTGCTGCAAAAGAGCTTCTTGATAACCAAGACGTTCCTATGAGCAACCGTCATATGTGCGTCGGTGCTGCACAGCTGAACGACCTGTTCAACATCTCTGGCTTCACCTCGACTGACTTCGGCGTGTCGAACGCTCCTTTGATCAACGGCGGGCTTCCTGCTCAGATCCTTGGATTCGTTCCTCACTTCTCGAGCCTGTTCGGAAACACGAGCTACTTCTACCACAGCTCGTTCTTCCAGATGGCGACTCAGCAAGGCATGAACGTGTCGGTTTACGATCTCGGCGTCGATGGCAAGCGCGCACAACGCGTGAACTGCGACACCCTGCTCGGGCTGAAACAATTCGACAACCTTCGTGTTGTCACCATCGCTTAAGGAGAACTGACGATGTTTGGATTCAAAAACGAAAAGTTCGTTCAAGTGATTCACCTTGCTCACGGCGCATCTGCGGCCAACGATGGCTTGTCTCCGTCAAACCCTAAGCCTTTGGCTGATGGGGATCTGATGGCGATTCCTGCTGGCGTAATCATCGAGAAGGTTTATTTGATCGTCGATGAGGCGATCACTGGAACCACCAACCTTGATGTCGGCGATGATGACGATGCTGATGGATTTGTCGACGGATCTCTCTCCGTGACTCTGGGAACCCCTGGCGTCTACGGATGGGATGTCAAAAACGCAGGCGCTTACCTTCGCATTCAAACCGCAGGCGCGACCGATGCTGCTGACATCTACGTTGTACCGAATGCCAAGGCCTACCTTGCTTCCGGTAAAGAACTGAAGCTCGACATCACCACCGCAAGCACTGCCGGCAAGGCGCGCGTCGTGGTGGAAGGTTTCGTTCTTCCTACGGCTTAATCTGGTCTAAATAAAATAACGGGCCGCTTGCTTCGTTGAGGCGGGCGGCCTTTTTTACGGGGAGAGATGATGGCCGCAGCAACTTACAATTTTACTATCGAACAGGGCGCGACGTTCTCGAAGGTCATCACATGGAAAGACTCGACCGGCGCCGGAATTAACTTATCGGGATACACGATCACTGGGAAGATCAAGCGGAAGACGTCGGACGCGAACGCGCTTGCCACCTTCACGGCGACTCTGGCGAACCAGGGCACGAGCCCGGGAGAGTTTACGCTGAGCCTGACCGCGACTCAGACAGGCGCGCTCCCGACCGCTGTCGGTGGATCCGCTGAGAAGGTGCTGCTCGAGTGCGTCTACGATGTCGAGGCGACGACCGGATCGACCGTCACAAGACTTCTCGAAGGGATCGTCAGCATCTCGCCTGAGGCGACGCGATGACTGAGAATCTGGTCATTCAAGAGACAAAAAATCAACTACTGGTCACAGAGATCAATAACGCGCTCGTGATTCAGGAACAGGTGCAAAGCCTGGTCATTCAGTCACAGGGAGCGCAGGGGCCGCAGGGGATTCAGGGCGCACAAGGCCCACAGGGCATCCAAGGCCCCCAGGGAGCCACAGGAGCGCCCGGGCCGAACGAAGTTACCAACACAACTGTGACGAATCTGACTGGCATTCTGGAAGGAAATGGGGCGACCATAGGAACCGCAACTCCAGATGTTGATTATGCTACTGTGGAATTAACCGTCATCAATGCTCTGATATTTGGGTAGGACTATGAAAACGATTCTCTTAAATGGCACTGACTTCACCTTTGATCCGGCAAATAATCAGATCGACTTCGCGAACACGGCGAACTTTCAGCCTGCGCGCCTGTATGCGGTCATTAACGCAACCACGAATAAAACGATTTATACAGTCAACGGCGACGCCACAGGCCTTGGTGGATCTTTTTCAGGCGATATCCTCACCTATGACAGTTCAAACGCGGGCCAAAACGTCGCGGATGATCTGATGGCGATCTACGAGAACCCGTCAGCGATTCAGGTCGTGCAAGGTGACGTCAACATCACTAGCTTTCCAGAAGAATCGCTTCCCGTGACAGTGCCTGGCGCGACGGATGTGCTCGGATCGCTTGTGACTGCGACGCGGAACAACCAGATCGAGATTGAATTTGATCAGGCGCCAGGCGCGAGCTTGATCACGAACACCTTCACAGGATCGGGCAGTGCTACGGTCGCGAATGGCCACACGATCTATCAGACCGGAACGACCGGCGCATCGAGCGCTAATGGCGTGTCTGTGCAAGAGACGGTCTATCGCGCGCACCATGAGACCTATTCGGCGTTCACTGCCGCTTTCCTGAACGGAACCGCGAACAGCTATCAGCGGATCGGTCTGTATGATTCTAATAACGGCTTCTTCATCGGCTTTGAAGGCACGACCTTTGGCCTGACCGTGCGATCTGGTGGGGCTGACACCAGAATCGCTCAAGCCAGCTTCAACAACGATCTCCTTGATGGCAACTCGCTTTCAAAGTTCACCCGTCGCGGGAATCCCGAGGCGGTCGATTTTACTCTGTCGAACCTGTACCGAATCCGATTCGCGTGGCTTGGCAGTGCCAACATTTATTTTGAAATCCTGAGCCCAGATGGCGAATGGGTTCTCTTCCACAACATCCGTCAGCCTAACTTCGCATACAATCCATCCATTGCAGACCCGAACCTTCCGATGACCGTGGACGTCAACAAGACGTCAGGCGCTCAGAACGTCAGCATCGCCACGGCTTGTTGGGCGGCAGGCACAACCTCGACGCTTTCGCGGATCACGGAGACGATCACAGACCGCACCCTTGCCATGACGACTAGGGGCGTGATCTATGGGAAAACGACCGCAGGCGGTGGTGGGTATAACGCAGTGAAGGTGAACCCAAGTGGCGCGCTGACCGTCGAAGCCGACGTGACTGCTTCCGTTCTCCCCACCGGCGCCGCAACATCGGCGAATCAGGTAACGGGCAATAACTCGCTGTCATCCATTGACGGCAAGATCCCGTCGAACCTGACTGTCACATCGACCAGGCTTCTGGTGGACGGATCGGGCGTGACTCAGCCGGTCTCTGCAGCGTCTCTTCCGCTTCCATCAGGTGCCGCGACCGAATCCACGCTTTCCGGAATGTCTGCGAAGCTTCCCGCGGCGCTTGGGGCGCAGACCACAGCAAACAGCATGGCTGTCAACATCGCGTCTGATCAGGTGGTCAATGTCAGCCTTCCTGACGTGAACTTTGCAGGAGCTGCGACAACCACAACAAACAACAACATTCTAAACACTGTTGCAGGCACTGCCGCGCTCGATGTCTCCGGATACCGGACAGCATACGTTCAGATCGTATCTACGGCGACAACTGGCACGATCGTGTTCGAGACAAGCCAAGATAACGTTAACTTCCAGAACATGAACGGCGTCAGGCAGGATCGGAACGATGGTTTCGTGACCTCTGGAAACATTGCGCTTTCGAGCTCAAATTTTATTTA